AACCACACGCCAACCCTGTAGAAATGGGGAACCTGCTCGGCTTTTAGTCCAAAAATAGATGCGACCGAACAGCGAACGCATTCATCCGAAAGCACCTGCCTTACTGGAGAGAAGTTGAATTTTAGGTCACTCATTTTCCAGAAATACAATCGTGGATCGGCAGTTAAAATGAGCGGGCGGGATCGGCCCATTGCCGACTTCGTAAACCTTCCGCGAGCGCCCCCGGCAAATCGGCGTCGTCCTGGAGTCGAGAATGCTAATCCACTGGTAACGCTCAATCCCGTTCTCTAGCCATACCGAAATCTTGGAGGACATTGAGAAGTGTTGCACAAGGGTGTTGATATTGGTTGCCCGCCAGTTGTTGATTTTCGCGGTCAGCCCATCGCTAAAGCCTAGCGACTTTGTACCCCGCAACAGGTCGATCGCATCTTGCAAGCCCTCGCCGTCTACCCAGATCTTGCGGATCGCATTCTCGTAAGCCTCGATCTCCGAGCGTTTCCACTTCTTGAGAAAGTCGCGAACGGTTTCGCCGGTGTGCCCCATCGGGCGATTCATCCCGTAGGAGAAAACGGCGGTTTCGTTCTTCAGGTCGGCAGCTTCCCCGAGTATCCGGCGGATGGATGCGACTTCGTACCTCGCCTCGCTTGCTGACAGCCCTTCGACGCCATCCATCAGGGAGGAAACGAACGCCTCATTGAGAGCCTCAACGGTCCTTGCGATCTCGCGAGCGAGGGCGTTCAGCTCCTTTTTTTTTAAGTCTTTGGCATTTGAGAAGCCAGCCGCGAGAAGCAGGGCAAGAATCGACTCCTCAGCCTTACTCGAGTCCTCCTCAGCCTTCGCAACCTCCCCGCTCTTGTAGCGCTCTAGGAGCACCTGGCGACGAGTCGCAATGTCTACGCTTTCTTTCGAGGCTTCTTCCATCGGTCAGGGTGTCGCACCATAATGCAACCCGCTTGCGTGTGCTGGCGAGCGTTTTTAGAAATTAAGGTCGAGCGCTTTCCAGTGTGCGAATCCGCACCTCGTGATCCTCTACGCGGTCCTCTAGGGCGTCGCCCTCAAATCGGGTGTATCGCGGCCCCTTGGCGTTCTCGCTCTCGATTACGGCGATTCTCTGCCCGTGGTCCACGATCTGACCGAGCACCCAAGTTGCCATTAGGAGGATTGCGGGCAGTACGATCACCGTTACCCAGCTCGCCGCCTTGTCTACAGATTTTTGTTCCGGTATACTCATTTGATTGCTTGCCCAAAGTAGAAGCCGAACGCGGCCTCGAATGCTGTCCTGTTTTCCTTGAGGATCACGACTCCATCGACGGCGACGTATTTGAGCTTGTCCCATTTGATGATGCCTAGAAAGTTGCGGCTAAGCTCGTGCTCCAAAACGACGCCATGCCCAAAGAATGCCGCGAATACGGCAGCCAAAAATGCGATTACGACGGCGCCGATTAGGAACCTACGAAGCCATGTTCCGCCCCGCGTGCTTGCGGCCTCCATGCTCGATTCCCGCTTGTCGATGAGGGCCATTTTCTCGTTGTGCTGCTGCTTTCTGGATTCGGCTAGGTGTCGGAATACTTGCCCAACAACCGCGCCGCCTGCCATGTTTGTGACTGTATCAGTCATTGGCTCGCCCCTTCTGCGCGACCTTCGCCGTAAATCCTGCCCCGAGGAACGTTACGCAAAGGCCGGTAAGCGTGATAAGGTCAGTCCCCTTGTGCAGTCCCGCAATCGCGAGATAGGACGCCACCACGACGCAAAGCATCATAGCTGCCCGCGTGCTGCTGCTCTGCCCTTTGCTGTCCTTCAGAAATCCGTGGTTTTTGTTTTCCGTGTTCATAATTCTAATACGCCCAAACCGGCGCTCCCCCAATCGCGTTGTAGCGCACGGGCGGGGCGGATTGTCCGCCTCCCGATGGAGCGGCTCCCACGTAGTAGTCCCCGCCATCGACCTTGGTCGTCACGCCGCTGTCAGTAAATCCGCTCTTAACCGCGATCGCCTTGATCGTCGCCCCCTCGGTGATCGCTATCGGATCGAGCGGGGTTGCTTCCGTGTCGCTGCTCGTGGGCTCGCTGCCGTCCGTCGTGTAGTAGATCGTCGCATCGTCCAGACCGCAGCGGATTATAGCGTACTGTGATCCGCCGTCTGGGTACGTGTAGATGTCGGGAGCTGGTGCGGTGGTTAGATCAACGCTCCGCTCATCGTAGGTCGGACCGTCGTAGAGAGCCATGATTTGCGCCCACGTGTGTCCCGCTGCCCTATACGCGACCTCTGGATCGGTAGGGTCGTTGTCATCGGTTAAATCGCCATGCCTGCTCTCCCAGCGTCCAGACCCGTCCTCGACAGCAAATCGCCAATCGGACGCGGTTGGCCCCCAGAGCGTGCGATAGTCACCGCACTCCCCTACGTTGTTAAGTGGGTTGCAGTCGCCTGTCTCGTCCGCAAGCGTAGGCACTGCTAGGGGGTCTGGACTCGCCCAGATGCCATGCCTGGTAAGCCTGTCCGCATATTCGATTGGGTCGGTTGTATTTACCACTTCACCAAATCGAGGCATCAACACACAGAGCGCGGCAAAGTCTCGCGTGGGTCCAGCCGTGGTGTTGAGGTAGCCCGCACTAGCCAGGCCGGGAGGACCGTCAATGTAGCCATGTGGGTCCGCTTCGGTTTTAACCCCACCGCTACTAAAAGATTCGGCTGACCCGTCCCATCCATGCCTCGCAACGAACGCGCCCCAATAGTCCTTTGCAGAGTCGATAACGGTAGTCGATCCGAGTGCATGTCTTCGCCTCTCATGGTTGTTGCCCCACAATAGGACTCCCGTTGTCCCTCGCATGTTATGCCGCATTTCATCCGGCCCTCGATGCAGATTGTCGGCGTCCCAATTTTCATAGACTACCCGCTGTAGGCTCTCTGCCCATCCTGCATATGTGGGGTTTGTTGCATCCAAAAGCGCGACCGCGAAGTAAGCATTGATCGCAGACCCGGCGCTTTGGCCCGCACCGCTTGCCCAGAGTCCGGGGTTCCTTCCCTCTGGCAAGCCACTCGGGGATGTCGAATAGTGCTGGTGGTACATGTCGAGCCCGTAGCTAACCATCGCAGCAATTAGGGGCTGTTTCTCTGCATTCGTGTCGTCTGAAAGCAGATTCTGAAGAGTCTCAGCCATATCCGGCAACCAGTGCGAACCGTACTCGTCATGCAGGAGCTGAGCCCTGAACCCGCGACCGCCCTCCGAGTATTTGTCCTCATAGGCGTCGTCGTCCGGATCCCACTGCCATTGCGAAAAAAGCTCGATGGAGTGCGACCAGCGATTTGCGTCGTCTATGTAATCTTGAGCGGTCCTAGATCCGGTCGTGCTTAAAGCTGGCAGGTTATCCAAGTCGAGATCGCTCATTGTGAGGAGATACTTTGTGTCTCCCACAATATTGGGACGGATATGGTTGTCGCCATCGTCAGCGGGAGCCGATTCAAGGACAGTAACTACGCAATAGGCATCGACGCTTTCCCCGTTTGTCGCAGCCGTTCCGCTCGCGCTTACCGTACCGCCTCCCTCGCTTGCTGGTATTGCCAGACCTTCAGGGCGTTGCATACATGCAACCAAGGATACGGCAGAGCCAGCCGATGGTGAGTAGGTTGTCGGTAGGTTTGGAATCTCGTTTTGCGTAGCATCGTAGCTGCCGTAGTTGTTCGATCCGTCCGTGAGCCCGTGAGCCCAAGGGAGTGGGTCGTCGTCCATTCTCAGTAAGTCGGCGTTTGCTCCAGTGTTCTCGGAGTTGCCCGTAAGCGATATGAGCTTAACCCCCGTGTCTCCACTCGCCGGAGCAACCCAGTAACTGCCGCAAGCGTACTGCCCGATTTGGGCCTCGCTGCCGTTCTCGGATTCTACCGACCAGTTAAAGTGGGCTTCCCTGCTATTGCTCGGGTTTTCGCCGCCCTCGTGTGGTTCTACAACGATGGAGATTGTCGTCGCGCTAAAGGCGTGGTGAGTTACCGTAATTAGCGATAGGATGCAAAATGCTATATGCTTTGCTAATCTCATGGAATGTCAGTGTAGCTAATTCCAGACCCCGAGTTGTAAAGTTCCGTAAGCTCAGTTGAAGATAGCCCCTTATTCCAGTAGGCCACCTCGTCCAGCACCCCGTCCCAGTGATCGGCGGTAAAGAATCCGATTTTAAAATCCGTCGAAACATCGGCCCACGTTCCAGACGGGGTTACGCTCGATTCGGGAGTTGATGCCCCGTTCACATGGATCGCAATCGTAGTCCCATCATAGATAAAAGTAAGCATTACCCATGTACTAGCGACAATAACACCCGTGCCTGTGCTCGTGCGGTCCGTGCTGAAACTGTTCAGTATGAACTCGACCCCGCTAGTGGATGCGGGACGGACCACGATTTCAGACCCCTGCGCAAAAAGCTCGCCGCCCACCGTCTCCGCTTTAACCCACATATTGATGCTGATGGGATTCGTTCCGCCTTGCACGAAGTCGGCATGGTCCGAGACGGTCACGTATTGGCTGTCCGTGTCCTCAAGGTCGATCCCGTTGCCCGTAGTGGCCCCAACCCCCGTAGCATAGGCTTGCGAGCCTGTACCTTGGAACGTGCCGTCGTGGTCGTCGTGGGAATCGGTTAGGTCGTCGTCAAACGACCACCAAGCCGCAAGGCCGGTCTTGAGCGTCGAACTCGCGCCACCGTCCGTCGTAAACTCCGCAGACGTAGCAATCGCCGAATCCCTGCCCTCTCCGTCCGTGTGCAGCGTGCTCAAGTAGTACCCCGTGGCCGTCGTCAATCCCGTGGCGCTTTCGGTCTTCGCGCCAGCAGATGACACCGATTCGTTGGCGGAAAACGTCGCCCCAGTTCCCGCTTTAAGGTCCGTCGCACTCGGAGCCGTTCCGCTTGTGCCCACATACCAATACAGTGTGCCCGTGGCGTCGTCGGTCGTAACCGCTAGGTCCGCTGTTGTTTCGCCTGTAGCCGTGCCGGAAACGCTCGTCAGTACAGGAGGCATCACCTTAACCCGCGCGAGCAAAGCTAGATCTTCGTGGATCGAGCCCCACGCAGGCAGGGCGATCAGTAGGGTGAGGGTGAGTAGGTGTTTCACTAGAGGCCGAGATAAGTGCGGATTTGAGCAAGCTCCGCGTCGGTCGCGTTGAGAATCGCTTCACGCAGGTCTGCCAGTTCTTTTCGGTTCGCCTGCTCCCTGTAGTTCGCGTGGGCCTGTTGCAGGATGTAGCCGAGTGCCGTCTTGTAGCTGGCCGCCAGTTCCGCATTTGTGCCGGTAGGCAGCGCGGGTAAAGGAGTCTCCAAGGCCGCGCGCCGCTCGTTCTCGACTTCGATTATCAAGTGAGCCGCACGAATATCCACCTCGTCCGGTGTACCCGTATAATCTGCTGTTGGAGTGATTTGAGCCGACGCGAGCACGCAGCCAAAGACCGCGAGGAATAGAAATGTAGTGAGTTTTTTCATGCGTATTTGAGTTTTTTAGAATGTTGAGAAATCCACCAAAGTGATTGTTTTAGTTGTACCTCCGGAATCTGTGATTTTCATCATTATATCACCATCATCACCTGAGCCGGTGCCGTCTGACTGCCAAGTCACGCTCGTCCCATTTGCTGGGTCTGCCGGATCTGCGTTTACGTCAGTTTGATAAAAATATCGACCTAGGTATAAATCCCTGAATTTGTTCGAAGCCTGCCCTATATCGACGAAATTATCAGCGTTCGGACGAACATAGGACGTTTGGTCAAATGTCCATCCCGCTGAATTTACATAGGCGCGACGATTACCATCAGTCCTGATGATAAAAGCACTGCTCGCATCAACTTCGATAGCGCGCCCCGATCCTGTACCAACCGCATCAGTTCCAATGACAAAAAGGTTTGATGTATCCTGCCATCCTACAAATGCCCTCTCGTAGTTGCTAGCGTCCGTCCGAGTGTTGTAAACCTCTAAGCTTTGGGCATTGCTGCCGTTGTATTGGCCGATGGTGTTTGTATCGGACTGAAACAAGTTAGTGTATCCACCTCCCGAAGGTGCCGCCCAAGTCCCATCACCTCTCCAAAAGGTCGAGCTGCTTGCGCCAGTACCTCCATTAAGGTTCGCGACCGGTAGATTTCCGCTAACGTCGTTGGCTAAATCGACGAGGTTCAGCGTAATCACCTGCCCCGCTATCGTAACATAGTCAGGCGTACCGGCTAGGGTAACATCCGTAGAATTATCCGTTCCAGCCACATCGACATTTAGACTAGCCCTAGCATCGGATGCCGTCAGATCGGAGCCGTCTCCAAGAAAGTCATACAACTCGTCAAAGTTGCTATTCGCCTTAGTGAACGACGAGGGCGGATCATCGGAGGAGTTTACGATTGCCTGCTTTTGAGCCGATGCCGAAAACGCTACCAGTCCAGCAACGAGCAAAAAGAGTGTGGTTTTAAATGTATTCATAATTCTAGGGAGTTACCGAGTCGTTAGGCGTGCCGGAGTATGAGTTGTTTGTGCCTGTGAAATCGTTGTTTACGGCGGGTGGAGTGCCCACAACCTCGTGCAACGTCTCGCCCACCACGTAGCCGCGCTTGATCGCGCTCACGCCCCACGCCGTAGCGCAGAGCAGAAGTGCCGCTGATAGAATCCTGATAAAAGCCCTCATCTTAACCCGCATCAGTCGCCCCCGTGCTGTCAACCTCCCAGCCGCTACCATCGGCAAGGACCATGAACACCATAAACCCGCCGGTTTGCGTGATCGCGGCCCCGTCGTCGAGCGCGGTGCCGTCCAGCTCGAAAAGGTCCGCGTCGTCGGGATTAATCGTTACCGCTATGGCACCAACAACCTTGACCGAAAACTTGGACCCCGGTGGAAGCGTCGAAAGAGCCGGTAGCGTGTATGTGCCCGCCGAAGTGATACGGATACGCCAACCAAACAAATGCTCCTCTGAAATCGCCCCTGCGCTGGAGTAAGTCGCCACGTGGGCAACATCGCGAGTAATGTTCAGGCTGATAGTGTCGTCGTCCACATATTTGTAGGACATAATCTCGCCTGGATAAAGCTTGGTAGCCGTATCCGTTGTTAGGCCCAAATCGTCACCAGTGGACGGATACACCCAAAGCCAATAGTCGGAAGTGTTCTCTGCGGCTAGCCGCTCCTCCGGCGTGCGGGTCGATGCCTCTGGGATTCGGATGCCGTCCCCATCTGCCGCAGCCGTAGCGACCGTCGAAAATTGAGCCGTCAGCAAGGTCGCCCCTGCGTAGTCCTGAGTCGCTCCCGCCGTTACGTCGCTGTCGCCAAGGTCGGTGCGGATCGCAGCCCACTCGGTGAGCGTGTCGATGTCGGTGGCCGAGAGGTCGCCGCCGCCTACGCCACCGCTCGCCGCAATCGTCGTGTCTGTTATCGTGAGGTTCGTCCCGACCGTCAGCCAAACGATTTCGCCCGCTGAATCGTCCCAGAACGCGAGCCTGTCCGCGCCGGGGTCGGTCAACGCCGCGATGTCGGTTAAAAATCCATCAAGTGGCTGGAAAGCCGAGTCTGCCGCGCTCACGCTGTAAAAGTCCGTGCCGGCCTCCAGATCCAGCAACGCCCGAATCGCCGCGAAGTCCGCAGCGCTCGCAACGCTCTGCACGTTGGCCGATGGCGTGATGCCTGCCCATGTGTCAAGGTCGGCGTCGTAGTCTTGGACCGTCGATCCAAGATCGGACTCAACAAGAAAATCCTCGTCGGTCGTTGCCGCGTTGATCTTCGCCGCCGTGTCCCACTCGGAGTCGAAAGTATAGCTGATTTGCCCATACAAAAAGCAGGGAAGGAGCGTGAAGGCTAATAGTATTCTTTTCATTGTTCTAAGGCGTGTAAGCTGCGGCGTAGGTGTCGAAGTCGGCTTTCGAGAGGGTTTCGCCATCGGTAAGCGCGGCCTCGAATGCCGCAGGGCTGGCGAGATTGAAGGCGGATGCGTTGAACATCACCCAATCAATAAAGGCGTTGAATTCCTCTGCGGTGTCGTCGTATCCAAGCTCGGCACCCTTGGAGAGCGAGTAGGTCTGAAAGTTCGACCAATCGAGATAATCCGAGGGTTCGGGCGGTTCGCCCGGTTCCGAAACCGGAATCGCCAAAACCTTAGCGCTAACCTGTACAAGGGTAGGCATTAGTCAGTGTAACAGGCGAAAATCCCCGTTGCTGTGGTTCCGGTTGAGTGGATCTGGCTTGCGGTGAATGGCTGAACCCCTGCGGCTAGAGCCATCGTTACGGCGTCGGTTTGCCCGTTCGGAACGAACTTTACATCGCCCGCTGCTTCGACGAAGAAGTACCGGCAAGGCCCATTGGTCAGAGGGTCCGTGTTGCTAAGGTTTGCGGCAACGATCTTGGTTGCTGGTTGTGATGTGAAGTCTGTCATTTTACTGATCTGGTTGCGGGTTCTCGTCCTCTAAATTCTGACTGGGTGCCGACGCCTTGAGCGCCATCGCTGGCGGGTTATCGTCGATCTCGTCCTCTACTTCCTCAAAGTCGCGGTCCTCGATCTTCTTCTTGACCGTCCAAGCATGAAGCGCGGTCTTCGCGATCGCTCCCGACTGCCAAGCCTGCACCATCGCAAGTAGTTCCTGGTAATCCATGCCGCTTGAATCGAAGTTGGTGTTTAGCTGGTACTTGATTTCGCCGGTCGCGCTCGGGAGAAACGCAGCGAACCACTCAAGAGCTCGCTCGTAGGCGTTGGACACGTTCTGAGCAATGAGCTTGAGCTGCGATGTCTCGGAGGTGTTTTCGATGTTGGCTTGATAGGCGGTTTTTTGCGTGCCGGTCTCGCTGATGATCGAAGCGCCAATGATCGCCATTTGCGCTTCCTTCATCTCCATCGCCTCCTTGGGCATGGAGTTTGCCTCCGCTTGGATTAGGTCGATGCTTCCGCCTTCGCCAAACTGGATGCCTCCGAGAATGCCAAAGCGAATGCCTCCTGGGTTCGCGGTCTTGAATTGGTCAAGTGTCCATTTGCCGATAGAAACCCCAATAGTCGGCTGTCCTGCGACATAACAAGCCTCCTCATAGTCTGCCGAGTTGCGGTAGTGCCCAATGTTCACGCCAGCGATGTCGCCCATCGGCGCCTTGTCCGCGTCCGAGTCGTTGTTGATCGAGCCCACGAACTGCAAAGGGATCTCCTTGAGTCTACTTCCGTTGGCTAGCTGCGGGTAAGTGTCCTCGCCATCCTGCACCCACTCGATTTTCTTGGTCTTGGCGTCGGTCTGCTTGACCCAGATTTGCTGATAGTAGTAACCGGCCTCGTCGAGCCTGAGCACGCGGTAAATATCCTCTTCCTTGGACTCGAAAACGTCGTCCGGGTCGATCATCTCGCGCTTTTCGCGGATCTTAATGAGCGTGTAAACGTCCTTGGAGCCTCTCCGCTCGGTCCGCCAGTAGTCGATTGCGGTTGCCGGGTAGAGTACGATCGTAGGTCGAGACTCGCCCGAATTGATCTTGCCGCGCCTCACCGGTCCTTCCTCCTGCGGGTAGTCCACAAAGAGAGCCGATCGGCCAACCTTGAGCACTCGCGAGAGGCAACGGCGGCTTTGCTGGTCGAGGCTGATCCCGCTGCCGTCGATGTCCTCTTGCAGATCTTCGATCGCGGTTGGCAATTCGACATCGGGAGGTCGGGCGGTGACTTGACCGACGAGCCCGACAACCGTGCGGTTCGTAAAATTCACGAAGACAGCGCGAGTCTTGTACTGCTCGAATCGCTGCTTGTTTTCCTCGCTCTTGTCTGCGGGGTTCGGCCTTGGAAGGTACTTGTCGCCCTTCTCTTTGATCGCCTTCTCGCCCGCATCGCAGTCTTCAACCATCTCCCAAATCGAGAGATTCGCTTCGTATTGAGGGTGTTGCGTGTCGAGTTTCGGCATTTTTCTCAGGTAGTCGAATCACCCGAGAACTTCACAAAGCGACGTAGGGACAGGGAATCCTTAACGCAATTGATTTGCAAGAAGGAATTTTATGGGGTTGGGTTTGGGCATGACTGACCGAGAGCAAACCGAGCACTTTGCGAACGAGCTGGATCGGATGATCGACCGGTTCCGCAGCGAGTATCAGATCTCTTACGCCTCCGTAATTGGCACGCTGAATATCAAGGCCGTCTCCCTGACGATCGAAGCGAGCGAGGACGACCCCGAATGACGCACGTTTACCCACTCAACGACGAGCAGGAGCACGAGCTAGAGGGTACAATGTGCCCTTGCAATCCTCGCGTCGAGTGGTCGGACCCAGTGACAGGCGAGGCTTACAGCGAAGCTCTGGTGATTCATAACGCGTTTGACTGTCGGGAGATCGTGGAGGAGGCGGAACGGTTGAGGGATCTCGACTAAACCGCATACCGCAGATTCATAGCCTCCACCTTGTCCGAGATCGGCCAAACGTAATCCACGCAGTAGCCAATCGCGGTTGTGATATGCTGGTACTCGTTTTTCTGGTCCTCTTGGAAAGTCGATCCCTCCTGCAACTGCGTAGTCGCAAGCCCCTTGTCGCACCATTTGGCAGTCAGTGGATTGACCTTGAGCGAGATTTCACCGGCTGCGTTGAGGATCTTCGCCCTAACCGAGTTTTGCCGGTCCTTGATCGCAGGAGCGGCATTCTTCACGCATCGAGTAAAACTCCATCCATTCGACCGTAGCACATCCTCGATTTCCGTATAATCCGAAGCGTGCCCGTGTTTCTCACCCGCCCTTCCCGCTGGATCTCCGTAAATCTCAACGGTCTTGTTTTCGTGATCCTTGTGCTTTTCGACAAACTCAAGCGCGGATTGCCTTGAGACAGCGGAAACCAGAACGATCTCATCGAGCAAGTAAAGCGTATCGCCTCGCCGAACCCCGATCGCGGAGGAAAGCGGGGTAAAATTCTGGTCGTGCATCCACATAATCCGCTCGTGCGGCTGGATTGCTTCGCCGGTGTGATTCTCCTTGCTGTAGTCCTCGTAGATCTTGCCCGCTGCGGTCTCGAAGGATGCCTCGAACTCCTGGCGAAACTGTCGGGCGCCCATCGTCCGCTGAAACTGAGCGATCGCTTCGGGGCTCAGGATGTCGGCTGATTTCCAGTGGAAAACCTTGAAGGCCGGATCAAGTCCCGCATCGGCTGCGCTGCAAAGGTCGTAGTAATGGTTAAGGCCGTCGGGGACTCCCAGTAGCCAGCACCACGCCTTATAGTCCGGCGTTGTCGGGTCTTCAGTCGAGAGCGCCGGGTAAATGTTCTCCTGCCACGCGCTGCCCTTAACGTCTGCGAATTCATCAATCCCGCCACCTTTCCACGGTATCCCCTCGATTCGCTGCGGTTTGTCGAGCCCGATCACGTGGATTTCGGAGCCGTTCGGGAGGAAAATCTTACGCTCGGTCTCGCTCGGCGGCTTGATGTGAGTCGCGGACAGCGAAAACGCCTTGAGGTCATCCCAGAAGATTTTCTTTGCCTGGTCGTGTGTTGGAGCGGCTGCGAAGTACGGCCCAACCTCTCGATTGGCCTGCTTGACCAAAAACCGCTTGAATCGCTCGGTCTTGCCTGAGCGTCGGCCAGCGGGGACCAAAGGGAAGCGAACGCCAGAAGGGACCGCCCGCACCAGATCGAGCTGCACGGGGTGATCTTTGAGCTTGTACCAGCGGGCGAGCTGCCGATCCAGGTAGCGGTTGCCTGTTGTGCCGCTCGCCACTAGTCCGGCAAGCCCTCAACAAGCTTAGCGTGAGCGAGGGCCATTGCCGCAATGATGTCGCTCGCGTCAGTGTCGGCTTTCTTGTCGCTGAAATCAGGGACTCGCTTCGAGATAACCCACTTGCGATTATCGGCCCGAACTTTCGTTCGCTGTATCCACTCGGTATTGCAAACCGTCTTCTCTTCGCCGTCGTGCCCGATGATGGTTTTGTCATCGCCCGAATTGTCGTCGCTGATGTCGATCATTTCGTCAGCCATCAACTCCCATCCTACCTGCCGCGCGCGCGCGTATCGGTCGGCCAATCCATCGACATCATTTTTGACCCACATTAAAAAGGTGCCCGCCTTGACTCCCTCTTTTTTGCAAATGGAAGTGAGTGTTTTCCCTTGGTAAAGCTCCTCAATAACCCTCTCGACCTTTGCCTTGTCGTAGGTTGGCGGTAGTCCCTTTTTCTCGGTCGGAGCGTCTCCCATATTGCAACCAACTTGCATTTAGCCCCTCACAAGATCAATCCAAATCCATAAATACGCTATTTCTCAACCCATTTGAGTTTCTTGCACTCCCGCAAGTCGCTGGCCGGTCGGTCCTTACTGTTTGGTCTTGACTGGATCAGCTCGCCTATTGGCATCGAACGAAGTGAGATAGACCGATCCTCTACTCGCCCTCTATTCTGCCACCCCCTCAGTCCTCGCAGATCTCCGGCAGCACAGCCATTTTCTGGCGTAGCTGATCCATGAGCCACGTTACCGATTTCGCGTTGATCCGCTTTTCTGATCGGGTTCCGCGATCAATCACCAGGTCAATCTTGCGTTTCCCTGCCAGCGACTTAAACGCCTCGTAGCGGTGGCACGTGTCGGTTCGCGGGTCGTGGATTATTAGCGTCTTGAGATGCGTTCCAACCGGCAAGGGTCGCGGCCCGATCTCCCGCCCCTCGTTTCGCTCTGCCCGTGATCGAGCGGATGCCTTGCCCATCGCGGAGGCTCGCTTACAGCGCTCCTCTTTGCGGGATGATCGAATCTGCCAGCGGTTAGCGATCATTTTTGCCGGGTTTTGTTAATGGGTCAGCTAATAACGTGTTCTCCAATTAAGAATTACGGATGGCGGGCCTCTCGCAGTTTTCAAGCGCCCAGCCGATCCACCACTCGTACCATATCAGCTTCGCAAGAACTGCATCATCTCCTTCGCTCCATCCTGGTCTGGCGTTCGGATGGTCCCTTTCCCATCTCTCTTTCGCGGCTAATACCTCAGCGTGGATTTCCGGCGTCAATCTCTTGGTTCCTGGGTGCGGTTCAAGCAGCCCCTCCCGTTTTTCGTGAAAGAGTTTTTCCAAGCCCACCGCCCGAGCCCAATTGCTCATGCTGGTGTATGATGGGTGCCTTCCATTTGTTTTCCCGCTGGCGTCTCCCTCGAATAGCTTTGGCTTCCCGTTTTCATCTACTGGATTCGGCCAAAAAGGAGCCTCATCTAGTTCTATCTGCTCGATTCCATACCAGGCTTCCAGTTCATCTTCGTCAGTTTCTACAACCGCATTTCCTATGTATATATTGTATCCCATATCTAACTACTTTAAAAATTAAGGTGGACAAATTCATCGACACAACGCAGCAAGCTGCGCGTGTCATTCGGGGGTTGGGCGAATTAAAATTTCGCAGGTGAGAACACGTGCCACACAAACGTTTCGCTCGTGATGAAAGAGCCCACGTAATTGTAGCTTTGGTGGCTCATTGGGTGACCGGTTCCATACACGTGGATTTCACGTTCTTCGGTTTCGTTATCCGTTCGGACCTTAGCCCACACGCATGTT